TGCATGGTGATTGGTAGTGTGGAACAACTGCACGGGTTGTCCATGTCGCAGTACATTCGCCGCCTTGCCGCCGACCACACGAATTACTACCTCATGGGAGTCACGGTCATGTACGGTCAGAGCGGGGACAGCGGAGACTTCCCCCGCCTGTTGAGCAGTGGTTGGACTGCCTACGGCACATCATTCTCGTTTCTGCCCATACAGACAAACATCAACTATTTGAGAAACATCTACGACAATATTGCAGTTGCTGGATACACGGGAAACACCAGCATTGAAGACTACTACGGAACTCTGTACACATTTGGTCCCACTCACGCAAAGAAACTGTATGAGGATGTGATTGCATACAAAAACACAGGGGACACGCTTAAGACCGCTGTGATCACACAGGTGAATGGTGCGTCCACACAGACGGGACTGAAGGCATTGTTGGGAGTTTCTAGCGCAGCAGTCACGAAAATCGCTCCAACTTCAAAGAAAAGCGGCTTTGGCGGGATTTACATTTCGCCCAAAGCCAAAATCACGAAGGTTACAGCAATTCCCGAGGCTCAGTACCTGCCCAAAGGACAGCAGTACACGCCAATGGATGATCCAGAGCCTTTTGGCGCATTGTGACATATTAGTGGAGATCGCCTGTGGTTTCTTTGAAGCACTACGGAAACGGCAAAATACACATCAACGGAAACGAGTACGAGTTCTCTGATTTTTTGAAATTGGAGCCTGACTACTGTTCTCCGTGGAGATTTCCTGTTCGGGTGTATGAAAAGGGAGTGCAGCACACCGCAAGTGACGGCTACAACACCATCAGACTCTCCCTGCACGACCCTGAATGCGACCGCATATGTGATCGTGAGGGCGAACTTGTTCGACTCATACAAAGGCTTGCAGCAGAATCTGAAGAGCAGTAGTCGGTTCTTCTAAATAGTGTGAAAGGAGACACCGATGGCGAAGCCAACAACACGACAAGAATTCAAGGAATACTGCCTCCGCGCTCTCGGTGCGCCTGTTATTGAAATAAATGTGGACGATGCACAGGTTGAAGACCGCATCGACCAAGCCATTCAGTACTTCAACGACTGGAACTCGTTGGGTATGCAACGGCAGTACTGGAAGTACCAAATTACTCAACAGGACATCACCAACCAGTACATTAATACGGACACGCTTGATCCCAATGGTCCAAAGATTGCGAATGTGACCCGCGTGTTTCAGATCGGGTTCAACCTACAGATCAACAACATCTTCAACATTCGCTATCAGATGGCACTGACGGATTTCTATGGACTCCGCACAGGCAACATGAACATGAATTACTATGTGTCCACGATGCAGTACATTGAGATGTTGCAGCAATTGCTTGATCCCGAGAAACAGGTGCGGTTCAACAAGTACGACAATAAACTTCACATAGACATGAATTGGAATGATTTTGCTCCCAATCAGTTTGTGCTTGTGGAGGGTTTTGCGATCATTGACCCCGCAGAGTACTCTGAAGCGTGGAATGATCCCATGTTGAAAAAGTACGCGACTGCTCTCATCAAGCAGCAGTGGGGAGCGAACCTGTCCAAGTTTGAAGGTATCCCCATGCCAGGCAATATCACATTCAATGGTCAGAGGTTGTACGAAGAAGCCACCACAGCCATACAAGCCATTGAGGAAGAAGTGCTGCTGAAGTATCAAGAGCCGCCTGATTTCATAACAGGATAAACATGACAGTCAATCCGTACTTTCGCAGGAACAAGAAAGGTGAGCAATCACTCATCGAATCTCTCACGACCGAGGCTATAAAAATCCACGGTCATGAGATGATCTACATTCCGCGAGAGAAAGTCACGGAAGACCTTATTCTTGGCGAAGAGGTTTCTGAATTTCTTGATGCCAACCGCATAGAGATGTACTTGGAAAACGCTGACGGATTCGAAGGCGACTCGGAGATGTCACGCTTTGGTCTTGATGTGCGTGACTCTGCCACATTCGTGGTGTCACGAAAACGATTCTTGGATGTCATGGGACACTACCCCGACATTCAGAAGAACGGTCGTCCCCGCGAAGGCGACATCATCTTCTTTGACTATCCGTATGTGATGTTTGAAATCAAGTTCGTGAAGCACGACAATCCGTTCTATCCTGGCGGCGACCGCTATTCCTTCAAGTTGAGTTGCGAAGCGTTCAAGTACTCCAACGAGAAGATTGTCACAGGAGAATCGGAAATGGATGCGGTCATGGACATTGCATCCTCGTATCTGCTTGGCATCACGCTTGCTGCGGTTGGAGTGGGTACATATACCCTTGGAGAAGAAGTGTACGCGGGTATATCCACGGACAAGCACGCATTCGGTCGAGTGAACTACTTTGCTTCTCCTATTGCGGGAAACAAGTACGCACGGGTCAACATTCAAGAGGGAGTGTTCGAAGTTGGAGACTTCCTCATCGGAGCCGTCAGCGGTGCGTCTTACGAAATTCAAGGTCTGTACGACACCACTGTTCGTGCAACTCACCAAGATCAGCAAGACAACGAGCAGTTGGAACTGGAACAAAAGCGCGACAGCATTTTCGACTTCACCGATGTTGATCCGTTCTCGGAGGGTCAATACTAATGTTTACTCGTTTCTACAACGGTTCGATTCGGCGCATGGTCGTGGCTTTTGGTTCGCTGTTCAACCAAATCTACATCGACAAGATCGAAAGCGGGGGAACAAAAATCCTGCTCGTTCCCATCTCTTATGCGCCCAAAGAAAAATACAAGGTTCGTTTGGCAGGCGATCCACAGTTTCAGAACCCCAACCAAATCGTGCTGCCACGCATGGCATTCGAGATCACGGGATACGCTTACGACTCCAATCGAAAGCGTAACAGCCTGTCTCGCCATGTTGTGCGACCCACCACAGACAATCCGTCTGGCGTGGACTTTACATACGCTGAAGTGCCGTACAACATTGACTTTGGGCTGTACATCTATGTGCGAAACATGGAGGACGGACTCCGCATCGTGGAGCAGATTCTTCCATATTTTGCTCCAGAGTTTGTAGCCACTGTCAATTTTGACGATGTGAACAAAAAGGTTGATGTGCCGATTTACTTGAACTCCGTTTCGTCCGAAGAGGACTACGAAGGCGATTTTGAAACGCGGCGATCCATCATATTCACCCTGAACTTTACCATGAAGACTTACCTGTTCGGAGCAAAGAAAAACTACAAAGAGATTCGTTATATCGAAGCAGGTGTGTGGAATTCTGATGTCTTTGGTGACAATTTCGTTGGTGGGTACTCTTACTCCGCAGGCAACACCACAGACACTCCGAACTACGCAAGCGTGATTCTTGGCATTTCTGGACCAAGCGGTGCAAGTTCGAATGTAAACAATTACGACCCGTATGCAAAGGTGTATCAGAGTCAGTCTGGCGGTGGCGATACTTATGCAACAGGTATGCTAGCGGGAGGCGTTACCGTAGACTGGAACATTTGAAAGGTAAACCATGAGTGGATTTGATAATATTGAAAAGGCTCTTGGCGCAGAGCCAAGCAAGCCTCTGACGGGTGAAGGAATTCCGCAGACAGCCATTGTAGTAAAGGTTGATCATGTTCCGCTCACGGACGAGCGACTAGAGAAAGACCTGAAGACCGACTACGAGGTTGTTCGTGACAACCTGAAAGAACTTGTTGACATGGGCAAGAACGCGCTAGACGGCGTGATTCAGGTGGCGCAAGAGGGTGATCAGCCCCGAGCGTATGAGGTTGTGGCACAACTAATCAAGACTCTTTCTGAAACCAATCGTGAACTGATGGATCTCCACAACCGCGTGAAGACCATCCGCAAGATTGATCAGAGCGTGACAAACAACAATACCAGTACCACCAATCAGTCCATCTATGTGGGTTCCACAAAGGAACTACAGGACATCATCAACTCCGCACGGTCTTCTACGAAGGCGTTTGACAATCGCCCCGATGTTCGTGATGTAATTCAAGGTGACAAGAACAATGAGTAAGAAAAGCACGAAGTACCTCGGAAACTCCAATCTAAAAGCAGCAGGCGTAAATGTAAACTTCTCTCCTGAGCAGATCGAAGAGTACATCAAGTGCGCCCAAGATCCGCTGTACTTCATTAAGAACTATGTGAAGATCGTGTCACTCGACAAGGGCTTGGTTCCTTTTCAGCCATATGACTATCAGGAGGAGATGATACAGACCATTCACGAAAATCGTTTCGTGATCGGCAAACTCCCACGACAGACAGGTAAATCCACCACGATCATCTCGTATCTGCTCCACTATGTCCTGTTCAATCAGAGCATGAGCGTGGCGATTCTTGCAAACAAACTGAATACCGCCCGCGAACTGCTTGGTCGCCTCCAATTGGCGTATGAGTACTTGCCCATGTGGTTGCAGCAGGGCGTGGTGGAGTGGAACAAGGGTTCCATTGTGTTGGAGAACGGCTCCAAGATCCTAGCGTCAGCCACATCATCGTCTGCGGTGCGTGGTGGATCGTTCAACTACATCTTCCTTGACGAGTTTGCGTATGTGCCGCAGAATGTCGCTGAAGAGTTCTTCTCGTCCGTATACCCCACCATCACTAGCGGTCAAAGCACGAAAGTCACGATCATTTCAACGCCGAAGGGCTTGAATATGTTCTACCGCTTCTGGGTGAACGCAAACAAGAAAGCAGGCGAAGAAGGCAAGAACGAGTATGTACCGATGGAGGTGCATTGGAGCGATGTGCCTGGTCGTGACGACAAGTGGAAGGCACAAACCATTGCCAACACCTCCGAGGAGCAGTTCCGCACCGAATTCGAGTGCGAGTTCCTTGGCTCCATGCACACCCTTGTGCATCCTGAAAAACTGAAGTGCATGGTGTACCGCACTCCTGAATACTGGAACAATGAAGGGCTGCGCGTGTATCAGAAGCCCCTTCCCGACCACAAGTACATTACAATCGTGGACACGGCGCGTGGACAGGGGCTTGACTACCATGCGTACTCTGTGATTGATGTGTCCGCCATTCCGTATCGCGTTGTTGCCACATTCCGCAACAACGAGATGCCGCCCATGTTGTACCCCAATGCCATTTATCCCATCCTGCGGCAGTACAACAATGCGTACTGCTTGATTGAGGTGAATGATATTGGCGGTCAGGTTGCAGACATTCTGCACGATGAACTGGAATACGACAATGTGATCTATGTGTCCATGCAGGGGCGCAAGGGACAGGTGGTGAACGGTGGCTTCGGCGGCAAGGGGTCTTCCATGAAGGGAGTGAAAACCTCCACTGCCGTGAAGCGCATCGGTTGCTCTATTTTGAAAAATCTCGTTGAAGACACCAAACTGATTGTGGAGGACTTCAACACCGTGGACGAGTTCTGCTCGTTCGTGGCGAAGGGGGACTCCTTTGAGGCAGAAGACAACCACCACGATGACTTGGTGATGACCCTTGTGCTGTTTGGGTGGCTTACAACGCAGGCATATTTCAAACAGATCACAGGCAGTGACATCCGCAAAGACCTGTACGAAGACCAAATGAAGGCACTTGAAGAGGAAATGACACCATTTGGATTCGTGGATGACGGCAGCAGCAGCACCAATTTCACGGACGGCACAGGCACATCTTGGCGCATCGCGTCAGGGGAAAACCTAGATATGGGGTGGAATTTCTGACCCGTTCGTGAACCCTTCAAAATAATACATACAACAGAAGCGCAGTCATAGAATTGACTTCTTCACGAAGGAGAACCAAAAATGGCATTTAGAGTAAGCCCTGGCGTAAGCATCAAAGAAGTAGACCTGACCACGATTGTGCCTGCTGTTGCCACCACACCTGGTGGTTTCGCAGGTTACCTCCACTGGGGTCCAGTGGACGAGATCGTTACTGTGACCCAAGAAACCGAACTTGCAAATATTTTCGGCAAGCCACAGAACGACAACTATGTGGACTTCTTCACCCCTGCGAACTTCCTGTCTTACGGCAACAACTGCCAGGTTGTGCGCGTGGTGGGTTCCGCTGCAAAGAACTCAACTGTCACCAAGGCTGGTTTGACTGGTGTTGAAACACTTGTCATCACCAACGAAACAAATTTCGGTGCTAGCGCAGGGCTTTCGGCTTCAACCCCCTCTGCTTCTGTTCTGTTCGCGTCCAAGTATCCAGGTGCGCTTGGAAACAGCCTGAAGGTTGTTGTCACCAGCGGACCAGGCACTACCACAGGAACCCTTGCAGCAAACGCTGCTCTTGGCGCAACCTCCATGCGTATCACCAAGGCTGCGGGAAGCACTGCATCGTTCAGCGTTGGTGACGAAATCACCTTTGCTGATGGAACCTCGGTAACTGTTAGTGGTGTATCGGGAAGAACTCCTTCTAGCGGAGACATCTTTGGTGTGTCGGGTTCTGCTACAGGAATCACCCTTACTCTACAGACCCTGTTGCCAAAGGCACAGACATCAACTACTGCTTTCACCCACAAGAGTCTGTACGCAAAGTATGTGGGTTCGAACTCGTACACTACCCCATTCGCAGCAGACGCTGGCGGATCGGGAGATCAGATCAATGTGCTTGTGTTCGACAAGGACGGCACATGGACAGGCACGGCAAACACGCTGCTTGAGAAGTTTGAGGGCTTGTCGCGCGCCACAGACGCCAAGAAGTTTGACGGTAGCAGCAACTACTACCGCACAGTCGTCAACGATCAGTCTGCTTACATTTGGGCGTTGCAGGCAGATGTTCATAGCAACAACAGCGGAGCAGGATTCCAGGCTACCAAGACAGACTGGATACGGATCGGTTCTGCTCTTGCATTCGAAACCTTCATGGCAGACAATGTAAACTCGCTGCACATGGCGGGTGCTACATCCGCTGCACCAACCGACTCCGAGCGTTGGGCAAACGGTTGGAGCAAGTTTGCGGATGCCGACACCGTTGATGTTTCGCTGCTTCCAACAGGAAACGCCAGTGCAGTTCTTGAGCAATTGATTGTGCAGAATGTCTGCGAGAAGCGTCTTGACTGCATGGCGTTCTGCTCACCCGCACAGAGCGATGTGGAAAACAAACTGCCGTATGAAGCCTTGAACAACATCAAGACCTTCCGCGACAGCACCTTCAACATCAACTCGTCCTACGCAGTAATCGACAGCGGTTGGAAGTACCAACTGGACACCTACAACAACATTCTCCGCATCATGCCGCTCAACGCGGACATCGCGGGTCTTGTTGCTCGTACCGAGTTTACCAACGAGGCTTGGTTCTCGCCTGCGGGTTTCAACCGTGGTCAGATCAAGAATGTCGTGAAGTTGGCGTACAACCCCTCGTCCGAGGCTCATCGTGACGAACTGTACACCCGTCAGGTGAACCCTGTCGTATCGTTCCCAGGCGAAGGCGTGATCCTGTTCGGTGACAAGACCGCACAGACCCGTCCAAGCGCGTTCGACCGCATCAATGTTCGCCGCCTGTTCATCATTCTTGAGAAGGCAATCGCCACGGCTTCGAAGTTCTTCCTGTTCGAGCAGAACGATGCGTTCACTCGCGCACAGTTCAAGAACCTCGTGGTTCCGTTCCTCAAGACCGTTCAGCAGCGGCGGGGTATCACCGACTTCAAGGTGGTGTGTGATGAAACCAACAACACAGGTGAAGTAATCGACCGCAACGAGTTCGTGGCTGACATCTTCGTCAAGCCAACCCGTAGCATCAACTTCATCCAGTTGAACTTCATTGCCACAAAGACAGGCGTAAACTTCAGCGAAGTCGGCGGCTGATCGTCTAAATAAGACTAAGGAGTAATCCATGCCAGTAGATCCTACAAACAATATTTCAGGATTTGTAAACGCCTTCGCTGGCGGTGGTGTACGCACGAACTTGTTCATGGTCACGGGAAATATCCCTGGCTATGCCAACAACCGTGCCATCTCGTTCTTGTGCAAGGCTGCACAGATTCCTGCGTCCTCGCTCGGCACGATTGAAGTGCCGTACCGTGGTCGCCGCATCAAACTGCCTGGTGACCGTACCTTCCAAGACTGGACGATCACGGTCATCTCCGATGCGAACATGAGCCTGCGTTCGGCATTTGAGTTTTGGAGCGCAAACTTCAACTCCCATGTGTCGAACATCAGCACCACGAACTTTATGCAGTTCATGCCCACTTGGTCCGTGACACAACTCCTCCGTGACGGTGAGGCTCTTCGCACTTATAACTTCATCGGGTGCTTCCCGAGCGAAATCGGTGCAATCGACCTCTCCTACGAGAACAACGATCAGATTGCTGAATTCCCCGTCACAATCAACTACTCTTGGTGGGAGGCTGCTGCTGGTGCTGCGGTTCCTGCCACTGGTACTGGTCAGGAGAGCATTCAGGCTCTTCTACAGCAGGCGGGAATCAACATCGGTCAGGGTTTCTGATCTTTCACTTTGACAGGATTTTTTATTCATGGCTATCAAACTATTCGGCTTTTCTATTAGCAGAGAGACAGGGGCTTCTTCGGAGGAAACTCCAAAGAAGTCTCTTTCCTTTGTTCCACCCGACTTTGATGACGGTTCGATCCCTATCGAAGTGGGTGGCTACTTTGGAGCGGTAGTAGATTTTGATGGCACAATCAAGACTGATATTGAACTAATCAAGAAGTACCGAGACATGGCACTTCACCCTGAAGTGGAGTCAGCCATTTCTGATATCTGCAACGAAGCAGTGGTGTACAATGAGACATTTTCTACTGTCAAGGTGGACACCACGAATGTGAAGCAACCGAAGTCCATCAAGGACAAGGTAGAGTCGGAGTTTGAGGAAGTTCTTCATCTTCTGAACTTCAACAGACGCGGATACGAAATCTTCAGAAAGTGGTATATCGACAGCCGCCTGTACTACCACATCATTATTGACGAGAAGAACAAGAAAAAGGGAATTCAGGAACTGCGTCCCATTGATCCCACGAAGATCCGCAAGGTTCGCAAGATCAACAAGAAGCCACTAGACGACAAGTCTGGTTCTGGTCAGGGAGTAAAAGTTGTTTCTTCTGTTGAAGAATTCTATGTGTACAACGAGAGTGAGCCAAACTCCACCGCTCTGTCGATGGAAGGGCTGAAGATTCAGCCAGACTCCATTTGCTTTGTCCACAGCGGACTGTTTGACTCGTACCACAAGAAGATCATTGGCTATCTGCACAAGGCTATCAAGGCTCTAAACCAACTCCGCATGATTGAGGACGCTGTGGTGATCTACCGTATCACCCGCGCTCCCGAGCGGCGTGTGTTCTATGTGGATGTTGGCAACCTGCCCAAGCAGAAGGCAGAAGAGTATGTGCGCGGACTCATGCAGCGGTATCGCAACAAACTCATGTACGATCCCAACACGGGTGAAGTGCAGGATTCGCGCAAGCACCTGTCCATGCTTGAGGATTTCTGGATGCCACGGCGCGAAGGCGGTCGCGGCACAGAGATTCAGACGCTTGAAGGCGGTCAGAACCTTTCCGAGATGGACGATGTAAAGTATTTCCAAAAGAAACTTTTCCAATCGCTCAATGTTCCTGCATCGCGGCTTGAAGAGTCTACAGGTTTCAATCTGGGCAAGGCTTCTGAAATCTCACGCGATGAGGTAAAGTTCTTCAAGTTCATTGAACGGCTTCGCATGAAGTTCTCTGAACTGTTCTTGGAACTTCTGCGTGTTCAATTGGTGATGAAGGGCATCATCAAGGAGAGCGATTGGGACGAGATGGAAGGGCAATTGGCTTTCCGTTTTGCCAAGGACTCCCACTTCACAGAACTGAAGGAGAGCGAAATTCTGAAAGATCGCCTGCAAACGGTGCGCGATGCTGAAGATTTCGTTGGCAAGTATTTCTCCCGTGAGTGGATTCGCAAGAACATTCTGCGTCAGACAGAGGACGATGTGGAGCAGATTGACAAGCAGATTGCGGAAGAGCAGGCAGCAGGCATCATCATGTCTCCTGACCAACCACAGGGTGGTGAAATGCTTCCCACAGGCACAGAACCTCCTCCGCAGACATCGCAATCACAAACAGGTGACGGTGGAGAGCAACCACAGATCACTATTGGTGAAATTGTTCCTGAAGACGAAGAAGGCTTTAACGATTGAGGATATAAATCATGATACAGTCTTATGAAGAATTCAAGACCGCTGTGTTTGCCGCCCTCCAAGACAAGGTTGCAGAGCGGCTGCAAAGCGAGCGCGAACATATTTCAAACAGTCTGCTTCTTGGCAAAATGCCAGAAGATTCAGAAACCGAAACCCAGTCAAACGCTGAATAAATCTAAATAATCTTGTCTGTAAAAGGAGAGCAAATGGACACCAACAAGCACATCGCAAAAGCACTGCTGAACAAGAGTTTTGCTGAAGCCAAGGAACTGGTTTTTAAGTCGCTGTACGCCAAGGCTTCACTTGCTCTTGACGAGGCTCGTTTTGCTGTGGCTACCGCCGTGTTCAACGAAGCCAAGACCGCTCCCGACACTGGCGTTCCCGCTGGTGCGATGAAGGAAGAAGCCGAGCAGATTGACGAAGTGTCGCCTCCAGGCATGGAGAAGATGACAGGCTCCAAGAAGACCAAGGCTTCCTTTGCCAAGCAGTACGGC